AATGCATTACCTGCAGTCATTAATGCTCTCATAGAAGGCATAACATTTAATCCTATTATATTATCTTCTATTCTTCTCCATACTTCACTATCTAACTTAACACCTAGATTTTTATCTAAATGTATTTGAAAGAAGTTAGTTAATCTTGTAACTGTTTCTATCCATGTCTCTCTTCTACCTTCATCAGGTAGCCAACGTGCATATCTAGATGCATGAATAAACGTCTGATATTCTGTTGGTAAATAATTATTCCCTGCCATAATCTTTCTCCAATATTAGTTCACAATAATGTATTACTTTTTCAATGTCTCTTGCACCTTCACCTTTTCTTCTGTGTCTAGTAATATACTTTACTACATTACCCTCAAGAAAGGTAAGGTTATTTTCTACAATATAATCTACAGGTTGTATTTTACATGTCTTATAATGGTCACCCCCTACCTGTCTATCTGTAGCAATCTTAGCTTCTTTCTCTAAATTTATTTTCTTAAAACCTTTTTTCTCTTTTACTGTTTCTCTTATAGCTTCATCCATTTGACCCATTTTATTCCTCATTTACTATTTAATACTGCATTAATCTTTTGTCTAACAAACTTAATCTCTCCAGAGTGTATCACTTTGTAAGCAAAATGTCTAGTATAATCTGAATTTAATCCTGCTTGTTCACAAACATATTCGAAGTTGTCACAAGTAACACCAACACTACAAAAGAACCAAGCTATTGCTCTGTCTCTATTCATTACAGAGATAGCTGATTCTTTTTTTTCTTTAGGTTTAGTAGCATCTAATAAAGCTTGAAAGATAACAGCTAGAAAAAGTTTTCTTTCTGGCATCTCTTGTTTTTTTATATCAGATAAAACTGAAACTTCTATATCAGTTGTCTTTTTCATCATTTACTATTGTATGTAACATCTCTATTGCATCTTTTGCTTCAGATGCTTTATGCACTAGACCTATTACATCTTCTACAATCTTAGGATGTTCGCCTACACCTACAGGATTGTTAATATGTATCTTAATATTTGCTAATGCTTTATCTCTCTCTGCTGTATAGTGAGACATAACTGCTTCTAATATATATGCTTTCGCTACCATTTTATTTCCTTTACCAATTAATTACTTCTTCTACATCAGGTGTTCTATTTACTTGCGTAAGAAATCTTTTACCTTTTGCATAATTAAAAACACGTAGTCCTTTACCATCATTAGTATCAGACCAACACAATCTTTTATGAGAGCAATAAACACAACCGATAGCAAGCTTACGATTACCAGACATGCCGTCAGCAACGTCAGGGTAACACTTACTGGGAGGGTTATCACTATCCAAAGCTTTTTTAAGATGTTTGACTCTATCTTTTGCATTTATCATCTCCACAGAATGTACTTTTGTTAAACATATTTCTCCACTTTGTTTATCTATTGCTAAAAAAGCTGCTTCATTTACACCATTACCCTCTGCATAAGCAGATATTTGAGGTAGATAACCAAAGGGGTCATCAATAGATAACTTATTCTCTTTAAACTTAATAAAACTTTTACCAGATGCACTCTTACAATCAACAAGAACATCATCTATGAAACAATCTTGATGTCCTTTAACACCTTCTATATCTATTTCTTTTTGTTGTCCTGTTACTTTGTGTCCTGCTAATCTAGAAAACAATATTAATACTTCCTCTAATAAATGACCATAGAAAAACTTAATTCTAAGTGAAGGACTTAATGTTGTAGTCTTTTGTTCTATATTTTTATCGTACCATAATTGTCTATCTGGTTTACCTATAGCTGATAACCTTAAGTTTCTTTGAGGATTATGTTTTTCTTTTAGTAAAATTTTAATAGTATCAGCAACACCTTCTGTAAAAGATTTTAAATGTT